AGACAGTTGGCTAGAGCAAACCTCCTACCCACAACATCGGAAGGAGGAACTCAAGAAGAAGTGGGAGGCTGTGTCCAGTGACTCTGTTGCCTTTGACAAGCGTAAGAAGAAATATTCATATCATAGATGTAAGTCTTTTATGAAGGACGAAACTTACGTGGAGTACAAGCATGCGAGGAGCATTAACTCAAGGTCGGATGAGTTTAAATGTTTGGTTGGTCCTATATTCCGCCTCATCGAAAAAGAAGTCTTCAAGCTTAAGTACTTTATAAAGAAGATCCCTGTGGCTGATCGCCCTGAATATATACGACGCATGTTTCAGACTGCGGACGGGGTTTATTCAGCTAGTGATTACACAACATTTGAGGCCTCATTTGAAGCCGAGATTATGGAGTCTTGCGAATTTGAATTGTACGATTACATGACATCAAACCTGATTGAGCACCAGGTCTTTATGGATGTCATGCATGAAGTCCTCGCCGGTGAAAATCTTTGTGTGTTCAAAAACTTTAGCATTACTACATTAGCAAAACGAATGTCAGGTGAAATGTGCACTTCGTTGGGAAATGGATTTTCCAACTTAATGTTCATGAAATTCGCCTGTTTTAAGTTTGGTAGTAAGTTGCGATGTGTTGTGGAAGGCGATGATTCTTTGGGCCAAATATTTGGAAACAAGCCCACTACAGAATTTTTCGCGCGATTGGGTCTCACCATCAAGTTAGAACATTTCAGCAATCTAGAGGAAGCCTCATTTTGCGGAATAGTGTTTGACTCAGTCGATTGCATCAACATAACTGACCCTCGCAAGGTGTTGGCCGGCTTCGGCTGGACTACGCACCAGTATGCGAACGCTAGGTCATCTAAGTTGAGGGCTCTGCTTCGTGCCAAAGCATTGTCCACTGCATACCAGTACCCTGGCTGTCCCATCCTTGCCTCCATGGCACGATGGGTCATGCGATGCACGCGTGGTGTAGATGTCAGACATATTGTGGACAACTGCAGGAACACGTACGAGAGGGAAAAGTTGCAGGAAGCAATTAGGCACCCCATAGCATTCCGGTCCACGCCGATCAATACACGGTTGTTAGTTGAAAAACTCTACAGTGTTAGTGTGGAACATCAGATCGAGATTGAGAAATACTTTGATGGTTTAAATGAAATAACTCCAATCAATCACGATCTTGTCCTAATGAACATGAAACCAGTATGGTCACATTATTGGGAGTACTACGTTGTAGAACCCTCTAAAGACCTGCTCCATCCTCATAACATTTGGACCCAGAAGCCGGAGTTTCGAATCACAAATCC